GCTCTCAGCCAAGAACGGAGCTCGAAAACTTCGAACACTGCAGATTCAGCTTCTGGGTGGAGATATCAGAGAGTCGGTAGAGCATTTTGAACCATACGGTTTTACTTCTGAGCCTCATGTCGGAGCTGAAGCTATTGGATTAGCTTTAGGCGGGGATCGTGATCAAACTCTTGCCGTCGTTGTTACGGATCGCCGCTATCGCCCGACTGATCTGAAAGATGGAGAGGTTTGTGTTTTTGATGATCTTGGAAGAAAAATCTATCTCTCTCGCGACGGGATAAGGGTAGAGGGCGTTTCCAGTCCGGTCTTGGTAAACACTTCGGCCTCGGTGACAGTAGATGCTCCTTTGACAAAATGCACGGGAAATCTTGAAGTCGGAGGCAATATCGTTGCAAAAGGCGACATCAAAGATAAAGGAGGCGCTTACTCTATGGCCGGTATGAGAGGAACTTACAACGGTCATACGCATAACGGCGGAGCAACTCCGGACCAAAAGATGTAATGCAGAACAAAAAATTAAGCCCGTTTGAGCAGCGAACTCAGGCGGGCTCTTTCACAACGTGAAAACTATAGCAATATGGATATTTTACAAGATTTAGCGAGAATGTTGAAGATGGCGGACTCATTAAGTTGGTATGCCGCACTGCCTCTTTACTTAATTGGTTATGGGCTGGCGGTGTGGACAATAGCAAAAGCGGTAAAGGCGATAAGAGATGCCTTTAAGTGAGGGGCAATGCAATTTTATTTAAACGGAGCCGAGGCAACTCTAACGGATTTTGCCAAGGATGATTTAGCGAGGGCTGTGGTGAACAGCCTTTTTTCTTGGGCGAGAGCAGAGGACGATGACGAAAGACCGACTGAATCCAAGATGGGTTGGTGGGCGGATTCTTTTTCTGAAGAGGGAGATAAGTTCGGTTCACGGCTTTGGCTGCTGATGCGCTCAAGCCTTACCACTGAAACGTTGGCCCTGGCAGAAGAATACGCTCAGGAGGCGCTTCAGTGGATGATTGAAGACAATATTGCAAGTGAAGTGATCGCAAAGGCTGAGCTTGACGGGATCGATCGTCTTAACCTGCTCATTGAAATTGTTCGTCCTAACCAGAAAACACTTACCGCTCGCTTTGTTGACGTATGGAGTAAGTTATGAGTTTTGAGAGACCAACACTAAAAGAGATCATTGAAAGGCTTGACGGAGACACCCAAAGCCGGTTATCGGTTCCGCAGATGAGGCGCTCTAATGCCAAAGTCTTTGATCGAGTACTGGCTGGTGCGGCCCACTCACTCTATGGCTATATCGAGTACTTGAACCGACAGCAGTTTTTTGATACGGCTGAGAGTGATTATTTGGATCGCTGGGCTTCTATTTATGGATTGACCAGAAAGAAGGCGACAAAAGCTTCCGGCGAGGTTATCTTTCGTTTTTCCGCGGACCTTGTCAATATACCTGAAGGTACCATACTTCAGTCCGATGACGGCATCCAGTACAAGACCACAGGGCCGACAGCCTCCAATGGAAGCACATCTGTAGAAGCGTTAAATGAAGGTATATCCGGCAATCAGCTGGAGGACGATGTTTTGACCTTAGTTTCGCCTATTAGCGGTGTCTACAGCGAGGTCACAATTATTAAGCTTGGCGGAGGAAGTGAGGCTGAAGCGGACGAGAGTCTGAGGGCAAGGCTTCTTTCCAGAGTTAGAGAAACTCCGCACGGAGGGACGGAATCGGATTATGTCCAGTGGGCCTTAGAGGTACCCGGAGTAACCAGAGCTTGGGCGTTTCCGAAGGAGGAAGGAGAAGGCACTGTCACGGTTAGATTCGTCTGTGACGGTATGGATGAGATTATTCCGGATAAGGCGATGCTTGATAAGGTGTTTGAGCATATCGATAAGCTTCGTCCGGTCACGGCTCATCTGTATGTCAGTGCTCCTAAAGTTCGACCGGTAAATATTACGATCGCGGGGCTTCTGCCTGATGACGCCGAAGTTCGGGAGGCGGTAAGACAAGAGCTCAAAGACTTATTCGCTCGAGAAGGCGTGCCGGGACAAAGGATTTACTTATCTCACATTCGAGCGGCGATTAGCGCAGCTTTGGGAGAGGAGGATCATTCAGTCGTCTTTCCAACAGCTGATCCGGTTCCGGAGACAAATAACGAGCTTCCGACTCTGGGAGAGATTTCATGGCAGTAACGGCAAACGAGTATGTAGGCATGCTCAAAGAGCTTCTTCCTCCGGGACCGGTATGGCCAAGAGGGGATTCGGCCAGTTTGTATGCCATGATGTTTGAGGTCTGGGCTATTGAGCTCGCACGCATTGATTCAAGAGCGAATGCGCTGATTACTGAGGCGGACCCTCGCTTTGCGATAGAAACCTTTCCCGAGTGGTTGGAAGAATGGGGCCTTCCGGATGAATGCTTAAAGCTCTGGGGCGCAACAGATATCAACACGTTACGCCGTCTTTTGATTTGGAAGATGACGACCGTGGGCTCTCAGACCCCGCAGTTTTTTATCGATTTGGCGGCCATGTTTGGTTATCTCATTGTGATAGATGAATTTAATGGCTATAGCGTCATGAGCCGAGTGAACGATGTGCTGGCCGACGGCATTTGGCCTCACACTTGGCGCGTCAATGTCATCGGAGGTTCAAACAGTACGCTGCAGTGGCATGAGGTAACCGGAGAAACAAAAGAGGCGCTCGCTTGGTGGGGAGACTCGGTGATTGAGTGCTTGATAAGACGATATGCGCCTGCGCATACCACACTTTATTTTGGCTATTGGGATTATAAGGAACAGGAAAATGGACAGAGCATACGGAGCTAGAGTGGTTCAGGTTGAGCCAAGATTTGCGGAAGATGCCCCTTTGGGATACCCGACGGACGGGTCGAGTACAGGCGGACAGCTTGCGACTGTTCCGAAGGCGCCTTGGTATAACGCGGTAACGGAGGAGATTAGAAACGCGATTGTGGGAGGCGGCTTAACACCGGATAAAAATACACTGGATCAGCTTAATCAGAGCATCGAGGCCAGACTGACAAGGTTGGAGAAGAAAATCGATGAAGCGCTAAAAGGAGTTAGCGACAGAGTGGATAAATTTGAAACCTTCCCGCCGGGGTTCATTATTTATACAGGCTGCTTCATCAATAACCCTAATTGGCTTCTATGCGACGGGAGAGCCGTAAGTCGTTCAACTTATGCCAGTCTGTTTAGAGCGATCGGCACGACGTGGGGCGGCGGTAATGGCTCAACCACTTTTAACATCCCTTATTTGCTCGATAGAGTACTTTGGGGATCTAACTGGGGAGTAGGCCAATATATTGATTCCGGGGCGCCTCCCATCTGGGGAACTATTGGTGACTTCAATGCTTTTGACAATGATACGGGTATGGTGGCCGGGGCTTTTTGGCGTACTTGGACGCGTCACAACCAAGGGTCTCGATCCGGTAGTGATGATGATCATTGGCGAGTTGACTTCGATGCGTCCCGATGTTCTCCTGTATATGGCAGAACAAATCATATTCAGCCGCCTGCCAGCAGGGTTCCCGTATATATTCACATTTAACAGGCTCCGAAAGGGGCTTTTTTAATATCTAAAAGCAAACCGCCAAGAGTAGCGAGCTCAAGGCGGTTTTTGTATGGAGTTAATAAGGGTAACTCTATGAGAATCATTTTAACAAAACATATTTGCAAATTGGTCTGGAAAATGTCACAGGAAAACTCAAAACTTTGCTTGGCTGCAGAGATTGTTCGATGGATTTTTGTCGGGATGGCTGCGGTTGTTCTTTGGTTACTGGTTGTATTCGCTTACCGATTTACGATGGGTTAAGGGAGGTGCATCATGAAAAGACTTTATTACGCAAACGCATCGGATACTCCACCTCTGCCTCCGAAAAATCCGTCCTATGGCTATCCTCAGGACGGGGATCGTTCTCTAAACAGGCTGCCTACTACACTGGGTTCCTATTGGCACCATATGATTACAGAAGAATTCATGAATGTAATCGAAGGCGCGGGGATTGAGCCAGATGAAAATAATCTGCATCAGCTGGCCGATATTTTCGAAGATTTCAGACAGCGGGCGTTCAAAGCTGAAGGATTCGCGGGAGATGCTCAGGACTGGGCTAATAAAGCTAAAGAGTTTGCAGAGGCGGCTCAGGCTGAGGCGGATTCAAAAGTTGCTCAGGTTAGAGAGGCAGGAGAAACTCAGGTTGCGGCAGTTAATGCAGCCACGGCCGCTTCCCGGGAGGAGATTGAGCAAAAGACAGCGGAGCTGGAAGAGAAACTTCAGACTCTTATAGCGGCTCTGGATGCAAAGGGCGGGGAACAGGTCAATCTTGTTAAGCTTCAGGCTCAAGAGATCCTTGATGCAATCCAGCTCTCGAAGAATCAGGTCGAAGAACTTGTAAATTCAGCCGGTTATTCGATGAGGTGGCTTACTGACGCGCATGAGGGAACTAACCTTACAGCCGCTTTAACGCCGAATTCTAATGCCAAAGTTGGAGATCATATTATCAACAGCAGCGGCGAAGTGTTTGAGCTTACCGAGCTGAAGGGAACGGAAATTGTCCTTGGTCCGTGCCTGGCTGTTTTTGGTGATGTCGGTCCTATGGGACCCGCCCCGGAGATTTCCATAGAAGTGAGTATGCTCGATAGTGGAGCTCGTCCGGAAGTGGAAAGAAGCGGGGCGGATGAGTCGCCGCACTTTAACTTTAAGATTCCAAAAGGGGATAAAGGTGATCCTTTTGTCTATTCGGATTTTACGGCTGAACAATTGCAGGCTTTAAAAGGACCGAAAGGAGATAAGGGCGATCCTCTGACATTTGGTGACTTGACCGAAGAACAGAAAGCTGAGCTCAAAGGTGAAAAAGGCGATAAAGGTGATCCGGGCGAAGCGGCGGATGTTTCTAATTTAGTCCCTAGGACCGGAAACAGAGGCTCACTTGCGGGTTACCAGGATACGCCGACGCAAGAAGCGTCTGCGGAAAAAGTTTACACAGTGGGAAAGGACAGCCCGGACATTTTTGATTTTGGAGGGATCGGAGCTATTGGCACGACGGATATTTCGTCTGATGATGCATCTTGGATCAAGGTAGCTCGGCTTACAAGTGTGAGTCCGCAGATAGTAGTAGGTGCCGGATGGTCTTTTGTCGGAGGAGAGGCTCCTACGTTGGAAACAGGCGGAGTTCTGGTTTTCTTTAAGTGCAACGCAAAGGGTTATATCAATTACCTAAGTCTTACAGCCTAGGAGGAAATATGCTTCGAAAATATACTTTTAACGGGAAAGAATACCGTTCAGGCTATGCGGTTCGTCAGGCGATTTGGAAAGAAGATAGGAAGGCTTTTGGCGAGGAGCCTGAAGAAAACAAGGCTGAGTTTTGGGAAAAACTCGGAGTTGCATATACGGAGGAGCCTGATCCGGAACCTCCGGCTCAAGTGCAGACAGAAAGAGAAATCTTTTTGCTTAAGGCTCAACTTCGAGAGACTGATTATGTGGTTATCAAGATTGCGGAAGGTGCGGCAAATATCGAGGAATACTCGGAAGTTATCACCCAGAGAGAATCTTGGAGAGCTCGGATTAACGAGTTAGAGGCTCAGCTTAATGGAGGCGGAAATGTTTAACCGTCCCACATTGCTGATGAACTCGTTATCAGCGGCCCCGCAAGCATGTTTTTCGCTTCGTATTCCTTATCTATACAACGACCGGGATTACTGTGGAGACCCAAAGAATACACCCGGGCATGAAAATGGTTCGGGGTCTCCCGGTCCATGCGGAGGGTGCTTCAATTTGGAGCTTCTGGATGCGGACGGAGAAACAATAGCGGCGCTAAAAAACAAAGATCGCTATGACGCAGACCCTTATGAAATGTTTCATGGAACATGGGGCGATTTTTATGGCTCGGCTCGTTCATTCTATGAGCCTCTGTCTTTGGTAAATCCTGCCAAGAGGAATACTCCAATACGAACGATTAGGTTTAATTTTTGTTTTTTTGACGGTGAATTTGCAACG